GCAATCAATCGTGACGTTCAACGAGTGTATTGCGCTGGTTAACGAACAACCGACAATTGAACCGAAACAAAAAGAGGGCACATGGATGGGTGGAAATCTTGGATATTTCACTTGTTGTGGGGTCGATGGGTGCGCATCAGACATATGGGACTGTTGCGAAGACGATAACAAATGTTTTTGTCCAAATTGCGGAGCTAGGATAACTAAGTTTATCTTATATTGGGATGAGGGATATATGAAAAAAGAAGAATGGCTCAAAACAAAGGGGGTTAGCACGGAAAAATGACACATATTGTAGGGCGAATAGAGTTTGATTGCGACATTGAAGCTCTTTCTGAAGAAATTGAAAAAGCTGGGTATGTAAAAGTCGTCCGGTGTAAAGACTGCAAGTATTGGACTGACAAAAACGGAGGGTTCTGCGATATTTGGGCTTATTATATCAGCAACAAGGAGTTCTTTTGTGGATTAGGAGAAAGGAGAGAAAAAGATGACAATTGAATTGAAACCGTGCCCGTTCTGTGGAGGTCAGGCGAATATAATTGTCACAACGAGTGGCGTTGCCGTGGGATGCCGAAAATGCTTAATCGGAACGCCATGCCGAGTAGACAGCGCTGGCGAGTCGGATGCCATACGGAAAGTAGTTGAAGATTGGATTGGAACCGAAGAGAAGAAGGTCCAAAAGCTATAGGTGTAATCCGATGCAAGGATTGCAAACATCGGACTGATGATATTTTCGGTTATTGCGACGTTTTGGAGCAGTATATCTCCGACGGCGAATTCTTTTGTGGATGCGGAGAAAGGAGAGAAGAATGAAAGTTTATATCATAACCAAGGGCGAATATTCGGACTACCATATTTGCTCTGTATGTTTAGACAAAGAAACTGCCGAAAAAAGAAAGGACCTTTATTCTGATGGTTGGGACAAAGCCGAAATTGAAACATACGACACGGATGACAGTTGTGACGAATACTACAAAGTGGGTGATGAGATTTATAGAAAAGACGGAAAAATACAGTATTGTGTGACAGTCTTTGACAACGGAGAAACGGTGGTGAAAAAGAGAGACTATATCGTCGATGATATTAACACTCTTTGTCTAGAAAATAGTTGTAACAAATTTAACAATAGCGTTAACCTTAAGTGTATTGCAAAAGGTGTAACGCACATTTCAACTATCGGGACACGTGGATATGCAGCAATCGTATTCGCAAAAAATGAAGAAGAAGCAAAAAAGATCACATATGATCTAATAGCAAAGAAAAAATGGGAGGACGTCGAGACCGAAGAATAATTCACTGACTTTGATATTCAATAAGCGTAGTTCGACGCTTAAACTGTAAAGTCAAAGGAGGTGTAAGTATGAAACATGAACATTCTATTTCAGTAGCGGTTGCTGCGAAAGTATACGGCAAGGATCCAGCTTGGGTCAGAGCAGGGATCATTAGCGGATATTTACCGATCGGAACTGCTACTAGAAACGGAAAGAAAGTCACATCGGTTGAAGAAATAAAATCTGGGAAGGGGCGCATCAATTATTATATTTCGCCTAAGCTTTTTTATGAGCACACAGGAGTTCTCATAGGAGAGCCGGAAAATAATGATCAAGATACGTCTCTTCCGAAAAACAGATATTTAGAGCTTAAGTATTTCTGTATGCAGTATCCCTATTGGAAAAAAGCATATTCGGAAATACTTATTGGCAGATCTCCGAGTTCTGAAAGCAGTTTGATATTTCAAACAAAAGGAGCTCGCTCTGACAGGACATCTAAAGAAGCTTTAGCTGCTGTGATATTTAAAGATAAGATCAAATTAGTAGAATCGTGCTGCAAAAAGGCATGCTATGATCAATCTTTATATTTGCTAGAGTCTGTAGCAAACTGTGTTTCGTACAAAGATTTAAAGCACATGTATCCTGGCTTTACAATGTCTGAACCGGAGTTTGATGACGCTTACAAAAAGTTCTTCAGGGAACTAAACGAAAGGAGGAATTAGCAATTTCTGCAGTCTCTATTATGCAAGGATAAACTTTAGCTTAAGGAGGCTATGAGATGCTTTTATTAGCAAACAAGCGAGCCATTGTGTTAAACAAATTAAACAGTGATTATTACGGAGACATGAGAATGCTTGCGATGATTATTAAATCGCTATGGTACGATGAAGGCGGTGAAATGATCTGTAGCGAAATCAAAAATGGCTACGTAATGATATTGAAAGATTGTAAAAAACAGAAATGGGCTCAAATTGAGAACGAAATTAGAGCATGGGAGGAACTTAAAACGAAGGTTTATAGGTACAATAAGAGAAAGAGGAGAACCTGAACGGGAGGTTCTCTTATTTTTTTCGCAAAATCTACAGCCTCTATAGTGAAGCACGTAAATAATTAAAACCTTAACGGAGGAAAGAGCAATGATTAGACGAACGATTTTACGTATTTTGGCGGCGTTTTACGAATCGCTGATATTGGAGAATTGGAATGTACTTTATTCTGATAAAACAATAACCAGACGAGCAATTAGAAAGCTTGCCAGAAAACGGAAGAAGTTAAATGCGAAATTGCACGCAATTGAAGGAAAATTACACATGCTAGAAAGAAAAGTGAATGCGGCGTAACAACGCCCATTCTTTTTATTTTTTTTAAGGAGGAACCGACAATGAAAGAAAAAATTAAGATCAAGTTTGAGGATTTTGGAAGCATGTTCATTATGCATGTTTCTCCAGAAAGAATTCCTGAAAAAGATATTCTGTTTGTAAGCCCTTCTTATAAGCAGATAGAAAACTTGATGAAAAAGTACGATTGCAAATTGGAACAGACCGACATTAAGTTCCTTGCACGATTGCAAGCTGCATATTATCGCGATTTAGGTCCGGTTCCTATAAAACCATTTTTTGTTAAAACGGAGAATAAAAATGACTAAATTAACTATACTAGCACTTGCGTGCGTGATGGTTCTTTCACCTGGAAAATGTTTGGCAAAAACGCCAGACGATACGTCTCATCAATTGAGTAGCTATGTAGAAAAGACATATTCTCTTTCCGACGTTGAACTGATTGCATTAGTTACCATGGCCGAAGCAGAAGGAGAGCCGGATGAAGGAAAACGTTTGGTGATAGACACGATTCTCAATCGAATAGATAGCCCATACTATCCTGATACGGCATACGACGTCATTTATCAGTCCGGGCAGTTCACCAGCATGTGGAACGGACGAATAGACATGTGCTACGTGCGAGATGATATTTGTAAGCTCGTTTACGAAGAACTAGGATCTCGAACGAATTACGACGTTATATATTTTGCTGCCGGATGGTACAGTCCGTACGGAGAACCGCTATTCCAGGTCGGAAACCATTACTTTAGTGCATATTAAGGAGGATTTAACATGGAAATATTTGTTGCATGTTTGGTGTCGTTTATTGTCGCTTATATTTCGTTTAGAGTAACTTCTATAAAGAAGCCGGACGGAATCTTACATCTTTATAAGGTGCGAGACGAAAACGGTGATATTTCAGGACCTTACATGACGCTTCAGCTGTACAACGAAGCTCGTGAAAAACTTACAAAAAACGGTTCAAAAATGTGCTTTGAAGTACAGTGGCTGGATGATATTTCGGAAAATCCGCAAAAAAAACAGACTGTATAGTAGAGCACGTAAAAATTTTTAAGGAGGTTCTGAAATGGAACAAGAAGAACGCACGCTCGTGGATAGCATTAAGGAAAGAATTCAAAAAGTTGTAGAACAAGTTAACAACGAGGAGGTTGGATCGCAAAAGTACAAGGAATTAATGAACGAGGTTAGGACTCTTTCTGGAGTAATCAAATCGGAAGCGGAATACAATGCTAATGATATTGAGCAGCAGCGTGTCGACATGGAAAACGCGATGAACTCAGTTAGCATTAAACAGCATGAGGACGACGAAAAACGAAAAATTTGGTTAACGCTCGTTACTACATTAGTCCCGGTATTGCTATCAAGCGGACTCGGTTACTTGGCAATGAAGTTTGAAATCTTCAATGCCATCCCGGGTAAAGTAAATTGGGAAGCAATTAGGAAAGTAATGAACGGAAATTTTTAAGTGAACGAAAGAGAGGAGAGCTGATCGGGCTCTCTTTTCTTTTTATATTTTTAAGGAGGATTCCAAAATGAAAAAAGAAGAAATCATCGTCAAAGTAATCGAAGTAACCGACAAAACCTACATCGCGCAGACAGTAGGCACAGTCATCGTAAGACTAGCGGCTCTCGCCGTTCTTGGAACGATGGGGCTCTGTTGTATTGATGTTCTGGAGAAGCTTGGCACGAGTGAACAGTCAAATAAAAATGACGATTCCTGGAAATCTTACGCTTCTTGGAATGCAACAAATAAGCAAGATGGAACTAGCTCAGCGAGGACTCATTATGATTGGAACAGCACTACAACACTTTACGGAAACGATACTAAGTAAGAAAACAACCATTATGAGCGTGGCTAGTGCGACTGGAGTGCTGGCCACGTTTATATTTACAATTCGAGCTAATAAAAAGGCTGAGGATCTTAGAAAAACTGCTGAAGAAAGAAAGGGTGATATTCTAACTCCTATCGAACAAATTAAAGCAGAGGCACCCGCTTATATTCTTCCTGCTTGTATAGCTTCTGCTACAGTAGTATTAATTGCCGGAAACGAAGCGGTCCATCAAGAAGAAAAAAGTAAGCTTTTGGAAAGTGCTGCTTTAGCCGGCAGTTTATATTACAACAGAATAGCAGCTGAGAAAAACGCAGGCGTTGAAGAAGCAGTTAGCGCTCAAATCGTTGATGAGTATAAGACGCCAAAGAAGATTCCAGATGGCTGGGCATGCTACTACGATTCTTTTAGAAAAAAATATTTCGTAGAAAAGCCGGAAAATGTTTTGGCAGCGGCATTAGAACTTCAAAGGGTGTTTGCTTATGAAGGGCAAGCTAGTGCCAATGTTTATTACAGAGCGCTAAAAAATCCAGTAGTTCCGCCGTCAGAAGAACTTGAACTAATCGGCTGGTCTAAATGGCATACCACGAGGGTTGATATTTCTCCACCTTTGTTCATCGACATTCTGTATGAGCTGGTGCCTAATAGGTTTAGTGGCATAGCCGAAGAATGCACGGTGATAGATTTTATGCAGCCACCGGAAGAAAATTACATGAATGATTTGTGATATTCGCAAAAATTGCAGCTCGTATAGTGAAAGGAGGTGAAATCAATGGACAAAACAGTAGAGAAAATTATAAACATCGCTTTGTTGGTCATCCCGGCAGTATGCACGGTAGTCCGGGGACTCATGAACGATCAGAAATTTAACTCTGCGATGGATGAGCGAATTGACAAATACTTTGAACAGAAAACGAATCAGAATTGATGCCGCAAGGCATCTTTTCTTTTTCAAAAGGAGGAACAAAAAATGAACATCGTTACTACTGCTTTGGAAAAAAGTGCCAAGGTTTTGGTTGATATTTACAAAGCACATGCTCCGCGAATACTCACTGGAATTTGTGTAGCAGCAATCGGAACAACTTCTGTCACTGCAATAACTGGAACCGTCAAAGCTGTTAGGGCATGCGACGAGAAAAAGAAAGAACTTAAAACGGATAAACTTACAGTTGGGGAACTAATCAAAACTTGCTGGAAGTATTATATTCCGATGGGCGTATCAATGGCTGTAGGCACTGGTGCTGCAATTGGGGCATGCATTGAAGGAGAACATAAGGCCGCTATTCTGGCGTCAGCTCTTCAGTGTGCAGAGAATTCCAGTCGTGATATTTTGGAAGCAAGTAAGGAGGTCGTAGGTAAAGAAAAAACAGAAGAAATTCAGGAAAAGGCAGCGGAAAAAGCGGTTCAGAGAGCAAACACCGCTGATAATGCTATTCAGAATTTTGGAACTGGAGAAGATCTCATTGTTGAACCGGTAACAGGAACCATTATGAGAGGTGATATTAATACTATTGAACGAGGAACACTGGAGTTCAATAAACGAATCATCACGTATCAAGAAGAACCTTCGTGGGGAGAATGGTGGGAAGCTATAGGTGTATATACGCCATCTCTGTTGGTTGATGTTCCATGTACAAATCCGATTGAATTTGCTAAACCAATGGCTATTGAGATTGAAAGCCTTGGTAAACCGGCATTTCTTTTGAGATATAGATCAACGCCATTCGACATGGAAGAACTAATTAGAAAGATCCACGGGCGCTTTCCGTGGGATTAAACCGCAAAATCTGCAAGCTCTATAATGGACGGAGTGTCCAAAAATTATATTTTAAGGAGGTCCTAAAATGGACGAGAACATGAATCAGGTAGTAGAAAAGACCGTAGAAGCAGTTAGCAAAAATGGTGGACTGAGCACTCAGGAGAAGTGGATCATCATTGGAACGCACACGGCGGCATTTGTAGTAGGCGCGCTGGTGATTAATCCGATGAAGAAACTTGTAGCGAGAGCGGCGAACACGTTTAAGGCTAAGAAAGCGGTAAAAGCAGCTGAGAGTGAAGTCTTAGAGGCCGAACAGAAGTAAGAAAGAACGAAGTCCAAGACGATGAGAGGGGCAAACAGCTCCTCTCTTTTTTTTTTCGCGGAGGTTTATATTCATGTACAATACCTATGAATACAAAGGACCGGTGATGGAATTTGGTCGCTGTGTCGCTGATAGATGGACCGGAATTACAAAAGCTGAAACAGAAAGCAAGGCTAAATCGAATCTACAGTATCAGTTCAAATGCGCAACTGGTCGCGGTAAGAACTGCAGAATTGAACTTCCGGGCAAATTGACTATTAAATGAGGTTATATTTATGGCTGAGAAAAAAGAACCGTCTCTGTTTGCAAAACTATGGTCATCTATTCTAGTAAATGATCTTCCAACAGCAGCTAAAAATGTTCTGTTGACAGTTGTCGGTCCAAAAACAAAGGAAATGATCAACACGATTCTTAAAGCGTTGGTTGATTCAATGTTCGGAAATGGAGCAAGCGGTGTAAAACCAGCCGCTGATAATCGCACAAGTGTCGTTCCGTATCAGAGTTATTGGGCTGGCAATCGTAGTGTTCCGAAAGTTTCTTCTTACGATGTTATGAGACCGATGCAGGAAGATATTTGGTTCCCGACAGAGCAAGAAGCTAGAGAATGCTGCATGTACATCACCGATATTATTCAGAAAGAGGGATTCGCTACAGTAAACAAACTGTACGACAAAGCACAGCTTACCGTTCCGCATACTGCTGAGAATTGGGGATGGACGGACTTTGGAAGAGCTAGAGTCATTCCTGGAACAAATGACAAAGGAGAAGATGGATGGATTCTGTCAACTCCGAGACCGATTGGACTTGAACGGTAATTATATTTAAAGGAGAGCATCATGTTCGATAAAATTGTTGACACTTTAAAGTGCTTCGCTGATAAAATCTATCTCGATTATGAGCACAATAAGCCAGAGATTCTGATTTATGGCGGAGCCGCGGGTCTTGTTGTAAGTGGCGTTTTAGCTTGCGTCGCGACTGTGAAAGCACAGAAGCAGCTTGAAAAAGCCACGGAAGATATTAAGAAAATTGACAGCTATAAAGAAGCTGGAAAGTCTCCGACAGATCTTGACTATACGGAAGAAAGATATCGTAAAGATAAGAGACAGACAGCGGTTGTAGCTCTTGGAAAGATTGCGCTTGGATATTTGCCGCCGATTGCTCTTGCCGTTGTATCGGCTAAGTGTATTCATGACGGTGTAACAGAGGGCAGAGAACGAATCACCGGGCTGTCGCTTGCACTTGCTGCAGAAACTGCACGCGCAGACAAACTTATCGAACGTGCTAAAAAGCATTTCGGCGAAGATGCAGAAGACAAACTTCTACATGATATTCACGAAGAAGAAGTTGAAGAAAAAGACGAACAGGGAAACGCTGTTAAAAAGAAGAAAACGGTAGAAGGAGAAGATATTTCCGAGGGATACCGGGTTGTTTTAAACAGATATAACTGTCCGTCATGGTTCATGGACTGCAGCAGAGAATACAACTTTAGTCAGCTTAAAGTACTTGAAGCACAACTGAACGCAGAAATGGTTCGAAAAAGTTCTAAATTTGATGGAACCATAGTCACTGCCTCAGATGTAATGCGTATGCTTGAATACAGACCGGCTGAAAGTTCCGAATGGAAAATGGAGCATTTTAATCAAGGATACGTATACAGACCAAATAAACCAGTGCAAATCGATTTCGGTTTGGACGAAGCAGCGCGGTTGATCGATTATGGCGTGTGCGATAAAAACGAGATCGTTCTTCACATTAATTTCATGAATAATATTTGGAATTATTAAGAGAGGAGCCAAATTGAAAGGATTTCTATATTTTTTAGGAGGCGCTGGTGTAGGAGCCGGCGTCTCTTATTTTGTTTGTAGATATTTGTTTAAGAAAAAGCTTGAGCAAGAAGTAAAAAGCTATGCTAAAGCTGCTGATATTTACAAAAAGAAACAAGAGACAAAAGAAGTATCTTCGGTAGAAGAAAAACCTGTTGTTTGCCAGAATGATATTTATGAGGATAAAAGCAATTCGGTAAACGAAGAACTTAATAAAGTTACTGAAAATTTGGACAAAGCTGCCAAGAAAGCTGCGGAGTCTAAAGATTATCAGCACATTATTAAGCAGATCACTCTCGAAGAGGCTTCGCAGATTGAATGGCCCGAAGTAGAGTATTCGATTTACGAGGATGGTGTGCTAACCGATAAGCACGAGAATGTAGTAACAAGTCCTGAATCATTGTTTGGTCCGGATTATGAAAACTTGTTCCGAAATCCTAATAGAACAACTTACTACTTTTCAAGTGATATTTTGAAGAAACTAATCATCGTTTATAAGGTCAACGAACCGTATAACGATACGTCCGACTACGAACAGCTATCGTATTACTACGAAAACGATGAAGAGGAGGATTATGACTGAGAATATTGAAGGATTATATTTTGATTGGCTGTTGTCTCATGTAAGAAAGACAACCGTCGCGTTTCCCTTTAACTATATGAGGCTGATGCAAGCTCTAGATCAGCGCCCTTTTATATTTACATTGCCAATGGATGAGAATAGGTATCAAGATGGAATAGATCTTAGATACAGATTCGGAAGGCACGAGGGCATTTCAGAGTCGGAAATTGCATCGGCGCTTGATATTCGCCAGTGTTCAATGCTTGAGATGATGGTGGCACTTAGCATTCGCATCGAAGAGCATATTATGGAAGATGATAATCTTGGCGATAGAACAGGGCAGTGGTTTTGGGAAATGATCGAATCGCTTGGACTGGCTAAAATGACCGACAACTGTTTTGATCCGGTCTTAGTCGATGATATTCTTACAAATTTCATGGAAAGGAGATACGAATACAACGGGAGAGGAGGACTATTCACGTTAGAAAACCCTCCAAAGGATCTCAGAACCGTTGATATTTGGTACCAAATGAATTGGTACTTAAACGAACTATGAAAAAGTATAAATACGGAGAAGGAACCGACCAAGAAACGATCTTTATCGATCGAGGATTCTGTATCATTATGTCAAAGAAAGACGAGCCCTCTATTAGTGTGTACAAGCACAAAATGGAAGTAGAAACGCCGTATGGTGCGAAAATAATTAAGCATTCTAAAGTAGAAAATTATATTTCTACGATCAGAGAAAATATTATCGAAATGGGGTTAAAGACAGGGGTTTGCAAAGAACTGCCATCTGACACAAAGGCATAAGAATGGATTTTTACAGAATCTCAACTAACAGAAAGTCAAATGGGGTAGTTGAGATCTACCCCACGTTTGTACAAGGTACAAGAAAAGATTTGATGATCCGTGGTGGTGATTTTTATGCGGTGTGGTTAGAAGACAAAAAACTATGGTCCACTAGTCAAGACGATGTAATAGAGATGATCGACAGAGATATTAAAGCGTACATCGAAGCACATAAAGACGAAATGTATGCTGGATATTCTGCCAAGTACATGAGATACTCGGACATGGTCAATCAAGGATCTATTGATCAGTGGATCAAGTATTGCAAAAAGCAGCAGCGTGACAATTTTGTTCAACTTGATACAAAACTCGTATTTTCGGATCAAGAGACAACAAAAGAAGACTACGCTACTAAAAAGCTGCCATACGCATTGTCAGATGGAAGCATTGAAAACTACGAAAAACTGATCGGAACATTATATTCTCCAGATGAAAGAGCAAAGCTAGAGTGGGCAATTGGAGCTGTTGTGGCAGGAGATAGTATTAATATTCAGAAGTTTATCGTTATTTATGGCGATAGAGGAACTGGAAAATCAACGTTTCTGGATATTGTTAAAAAGCTGTTTGAAGGATATTGGACAGCTTTTGATTCAAAGGCCCTTGTGTCTACAACTAACCCATTCTCACTTGAAGCTTTCAAAAACAACCCGCTAGTTGCTATTGATGCAGAAGCAAAGCTAGACAGAATCGAAACCAATACAACTCTAAATTCATTAACAGCTCATGAAACTATGCTTGTTAATGGTAAGTACGAAAAATTATATCCTGCTAAGTTTAACACATTCCTGTTCATGGGAAGCAACAATCCAGTCAAGATTACTGATGCCAAGTCAGGTATCTTAAGAAGACTTATTGATGTTTCCCCATCTGGAAGGAAACTTCCGAAAGCAGAGTATAACAGAGCTGTAAAAAACATCGATTTTGAACTTGGAGCGATTGCTAAACATTGTCTCAATGTGTACTTAGCCGATCCAGACAAATATGACGATTATATTCCTGTTAGCATGCTTGCTTATACCAATGATTTCTACAATTTTGTCATTTACAATTATGACACTTTTGAAAAAGAAAACGGTATTAGTCTCCAAAAAGCATGGGAAATGTATGACTTATATTGCAGTGAGACAAACACAACTAAAGTAAAGCAAAGGATATTTAGTTCGGAACTTAGAAATTACTTTGATGAGTTCGTCGATCGATATACTCTTAGCGACGGAACTAGAGTCCGATCTTACTTTAAAGGGTTTAGAGCCGATAAGTTCGAGCAACCTGAAAAAGAAGAACCTGATATTTACAAGATCGATTTTAAAGAACAAAAATCTTTACTCGATGAATACTTAAAAGACTGCCCAGCTCAGGAAGCTTATATTTCTGAAACAGGATCTGATAAGCCGAAAACTGCTTGGGCGAACTGCACAACCAAACTTAGTGACATTGACACACATAAGCTCCATTATATTTTGCCAAAAGGCTTTCCAAATCTTATCAGGATCGATTTTGACCTTAAGAACAGTGAAGGTGTTAAAGATCCGGATTTGAATTTGGAAGCGGCAAGTAAATGGGTCAAAACGTATGCTGAAAGATCTAAGTCTGGAGCCGGAATCCATCTCTATTATATTTACACCGGGGATGTAAACCAGCTTGAGAGTGTTTATTCGAAAGATATTGAGATCAAAGTAAATAAAGGGCTGTCTGCTATCAGAAGGAAGCTTACGGTTTGTAATGATATTCCGATCGCCACCATCTCGTCAGGACTTCCAACGAAAGGAGAGCCCAAAAAAGAAATGCTTGATGAATGGATCGTTAAGGATAAGAAGCAGTTTGAGAACTTTCTTAAAAGCTGCTTTTCAAAAAAGCATCATGGGAACACTTCCGAAGAAATAAATTATATTTACGACGTGCTTGAGAAAAAGTACAACTCTGGAGAACCGTACGATTTTAGCGAATACAGGGATCAGATTTTGTCGTTCGCTCTTCAGTCAAGTAATCAAGCATCTGTAAATATGCGGAAGGTTCAAAAAATGAAGTTCAGATCAAAAGAGCCTTATCCGGATGATATTCCTGCGCCATCAGTAGCTTTAAGACCGATCACGATACTCGATTGTGAAGTGTTCCCCAATCTCTTGTTCATCGGATGGAAATTCCTAGGAGATGATTCTCCGGTGCATTATATGTTCAATCCGTCTCCAGAAGAGGTTAATGCGCTTTTGCAGAATCGAATTGTAGGATTCAACAACCGAGAATATGACAACCACATTCTCTATTATAGAAAATTGGGTCACAGCATTCTGGATATTTTCAATTTATCGCAGTCAATCATTATCCACAGGAAAGGAGCTATTGAAGAAGCAAAAAGGCTCAGCTATACGGATATTTTCGATTATGCATCGAAGAAGCAATCGCTTAAGAAATGGGAAATCGAAATGAAAATACATCACGATGAGCTAGGTCTAAGATGGGATCAACCTGTTCCAGAAGAACTCTGGGATAGAGTAGCATCTTACTGCGCTAATGATGTTCTAGCAACTGAAGCCTTATGGAACTACACACAGTCGGACTTTCTTGCCAGAGAAATTCTAGCTGATCTTACTGGCCTCACGGTAAACGACACAACTAACCAGCAGACACAGCGACTGATATTTGGCAAAAATCGAAATCCGCAAAATCAGTTTAACTATAGAAATTTAGCTGAACCGGTTTTGAGAGATGAATACGGTAAGTTGCTTCCTGAAGATCAACTTATATTTACAGCGTGGAACGGTCAAAAATCGGCAAAGCCATTCTTCCCTGGATACAAGTTTGAAAACGGAAAATCGACTTACAGAGGAGACGAAATTGGGGAAGGAGGTCTTGTTTATTCAGAACCCGGAATCTATGTTGATATTCCGGTTCTCGATGTAACTTCGATGCACCCGCATTCGATCATCGCTGAAAGGCTTTTTGGTCCTTATACGGATATTTTCAAAGAGTTGGTCGATGCTCGTGTCATGATTAAGCATGCCATTGCAAGTAAGAAAGCTGGTGATGAATCAGGATACAATGATATTCTTGAGCAAGTGAGAAAGCTGCCTCATTTGGGAGAAAAGTTTAGTAAGTATCTCGACGATTATGACAAACTTAAGAATCTTCCGCAAGCACTGAAAATCGCAATTAACTCAGTGTATGGACTGACTGCCGCCAAGTTCCCGAATGCTTTTAGAGATCCTCGAAATGTAGACAACATCGTAGCAAAACGAGGGGCTCTGTTCATGACAGATCTTAAGTACGAAGTCCAGAAAAGAGGTTTTACAGTTGCTCATATTAAGACAGATTCAATCAAGATTCCGAATGCTACACCTGAAATTAGACAGTTTGTTGTCGATTTCGGTAAAAAGTATGGATATTCGTTCGAGATCGAAGATGAATATGAGCGTATGTGCCTTGTAAATGATGCTGTGTACATCGCTAAGTATAAAGAACCTCAGTACAACGAAAAGACTGGTGAGAAAGATATTTGGTGGTCTGCTACCGGCACTCAGTTCCAGATTCCGTACGTCTTTAAGAAGCTATTCAGTGGAGAACCGATTGAATTTGACGATATGTGTGAAGTAAGAAGCGTAAAGTCAGCTTTATATTTGGACTTCAACGAAGGTCTTCCAAAACTTAGTAAAGAAAAACAAGAAGAACTTGATATTCTTGCTAAGATCAAAGACGAAACAAATCCGGAAAAAAGGCAAAAGCTTATCGAGAGATACGAAAAACATTACTCACTGGGTGGCCTAACTTTCCAAGATAGATATTCTGTTCTTCTTGAAGAAGAGGCCAAAACTCACAACTATTCGTTCATCGGAAAGGTTGGATGTTTCTGTCCGGTAAAGGAAGGCTGCGGAGGAGGAGTTCTCGTTAGAGAGCAGAATGGATCTTTCTATGCAGCAACAGGCACAAAAAGACCCGACGGAGGTAGATATTTGTGGAAAGAGTCTGAAACTGTTAGAAACCTGGATCTCGCTTCGCAAATCGACACTTCCTATTACGATCACTTATGTGATGAAGCAATCAAAACCATTAACGAAGCAGGGGCATCAATTGGCATTTCCTACGAGGATTTTGTCACGGTGCCTCAAATTTATATTCTAGAAGGTCTTCGTTTTGAATCAGACGATGACTTACCATTTTAAGGAGGAACATTATGGAACAGGTAAAAATTGTTAGCCGTGTTGGATATTTCGGCAGACAGGAAGAAATCGCTCTCATTAAAAATGCTACTGTAATGAATGGGCGTTTTAGAAACTTCTCCGGTGAGAAGGATGGACCTTATGACCAGCCAGGAAATAGATATTTTAACATCCGCTTGGAAAATCCGAGTGCTGCTCAGGAACTTGCTGATCATAACTATCCTGTCTCTATTAAACAAATGGACGATGGAAGCATGGTTGGATATTTAAAAATTCACGTAAAACCCGATAGCCCGCTTCCTTGTATTGTTAAAGCGAAGGTCGGAGATGTGACCACTGTGCTTAGTCCGGAAGAGTATGCTGCTTTTGACGGCTTAAAGAAGGGATCTGAGTATGATGATGCATTGATTTCTTCTGCTAACCTCACGCTTCGAATCTGGGAGTATAGACCAGGGAACTTCACTTGCCAGCTTGAGGAGGGTGTATTTAATTTCCAGCCGATCAGCTATTGGGATGAGCAGTTCGCTCAGGAGGAGTATCCACATGAGTGATCCGAAGAATAGATATTACAAGTTCTATAAGTACAATAAAGACGAAGATGCTAAGGAGTATGGGGACAATCTTAAAGATATTTGCCAGGAATTGCACCTGAACATTCTTCATAGAAAAGAAAAACCAATGTTCATGGATGTTTATGAAGTTGAGTGCACTCCTGAGGAATACAATAAGATTATGCTCGGCCTTGCAGAAAAAGAGCTGCTTAAATGATATTGTATGACTATCAGATAGAAGCCATCCAAAAAATGAAAAATGGCTGCATTCTCTGCGGAGGAGTAGGAAGCGGTAAGTCGATTACGTCGCTCGCTTACTACTTTCTCCTCTGCGGAGGAAAGATATTTGACGGAACATTTCGTCCTATGACAAATCCGATGGATCTCTACATCATAACAACTGCTATGAAGCGGGACACTCACGAATGGGAAATTGAACTCGGAAGACTTAACATGTCTGTCGATCCTAAACTCAATTACTATAAGAACAATGTAGTTATTGACAGCTGGAACAATATTAAAAAATACCAGGAAGTGAAGGGTGCCTTCTTTATATTTGATGAGCAGAGACTTGTCGGATCCGGTGCTTGGGTAAAAGCCTTCTACAAAATAGCTAAAGCTAATAAATGGATATTACTCAGTGCCACGCCAGGAGACAAATGGTCTGACTATATACCAGTTTTCGTTGCGAATGGCTTCTATAAGAATCGTACAGAGTTTCTTAACACCCATGCTGTATACAATAGATATTCTAAATACCCTCAAATAGACAAGTATCTGTATGAGGGTATTTTAATGCGGCACAAGAATGATATTCTGGTCAATATGAATTTTAAACGAAATACCGTTGGGCATCACATTAATATAGCCTGTGAATACGATTTGAAAAAGTATCGTGATATTTTGAAGAATCGATGGAATTCATGGACTAATGAGCCAATCAAAAATGCCACGGAGTTTTGTTACTGCCTAAGAAGAGTATCTAATGAGGACGAAAGCAGAATAGTCAAGTGTCTGGAGATTTCGGAGTCACATCCGAAACTTATTATCTTCTATAACTTTGACTACGAGCTTGATATTCTAAAAAGTGCTGCATGGATTCAAGGAACTGAAGTAAAAGAATGGAATGGTCATAAGCACGATCCTCTTCCTAAAGGAACAAGATGGATATATCTCGTTCAGTATACTTCTGGATCAGAGGGGTGGAACTGCATTTCAACAGATGCAATGATATTCTATTCGCAGAACTATAGCTATAGGGCGACTGTTCAAGCTTCTGGAAGAATAGATAGAGCAAACACTCCATATGAGGATCTGTATTATTACCATTTATATTCTAAATCAAGCATCGATCTGGCGATAAGGAGGGCGCTAGATAAGAAAAAAGAATTCAATGAAAGGGGATTCACAGGAGGATCATGGCAAAAGTAGAAAAAGCCACTTTAAAACAAGCATTACAAGAAAGAAAAAGTGAACTAAAGTTACCTGAAAAAGTGATTTGGGAAAGAAGTGGCGTGGGCGAAGCAACAATTGTAGATTTCTTTAGGCCTGGATGTGACCGTGATATTCGTTTTAAGACGCTTCATAAGTTACTATCAGCACTTGATTTGAAAATTTATGTTGTTGGTAAAGACGGAACATTTATTAAAGAGATCATAAAGAACAAGGAGGATTAACAAAGATGGACATGGCAAAAGTAGAAAAAGCCACTTTAAAACAAGCACTACAAGAAAGAAAAAGTGAACTTGGATATTCTAACCGTTATCTTGGTTTTCAAGCCGGTGTCTCTCCGGCGACCGTTGGCTATGCATGCGGTACGATTTACGGACGAGCAAAAGACATTAGACTGCAAACACTGCAACGTATGCTTGAAGCACTTGACTGTAAATTATATGCCGTAAGCTCTGATGAAAAGTATGTTTGTGAAATCATTCAGGAGGATTAAAACATGGCAAAAGTAAAAAAGATGCTTGTTAAAACCATGCTGAATGAGAGAAAAGAGCTTCTTGGTATTTATAATAAAGATATTGCTTCTAAAAGCGGTCTTTCATTACCAGAGGTTGACGTTTCTTTCAGAATAAAAAGCAAACAAGATTTTTACATGTTAACACTGCATCGCATTCTTGAAGCGCTTGATTTAAAGCTATTTATTGTAAGCGACGACGGAAAATTCATTCGCGAAATCGTTAAGGAGGATTAACAAATGGAAGGAACACTGCAAGAAAGAATGTTGGCTTTTGATCCGAAAACATACGCTATGTCTGAGGATGAGTTCTTGAAAAAGCCAATTTCGCCAAGAATGCATAAGATTGAGGTCGGAAAGATGTATAGGCTAGTGGCGACGATGATCAGCAACGGAGCTACCGAAGAAGAACTCGAAAGGGCTGCTAAACATTCTGAGGTGGTCTTAAATTCACGAAAATATTTTCTTGATTATAAAAAGTCTGAAAAAGATTTTGGCATCAAAGAACTGGAAGAGAAATACCAGCCTGAAGTTTTTTACGGATTTAGAAAGAAGGCTAAAGAGAATGAGGATTGATATTGACACAAATCGACATAGCGGAGGAGGTATCGGAACACTTAGTGCGGTTCAGATCGTTTTTATTGTTCTTAAACTTTGTAAGCTAATCGATTGGTCATGGATATTTGTGCTTATGCCAACATGGATCGGACTTGGGCTTGTGGCAGTCCTGGTGATCCTGTATTTAGTGCTAAAATGCATAGCACATGACCATTGATATTCTGGCCACTTTTGGAAAAATTTGTGGCCATTTGCCCACTTTTTTGTGGGTTTTTTAAGTTTTGCGATTTTCAAAAATAGCGAAAAATGTCATTTTGCCCACTTTTTGTGGCCAATTGGCCACTTTTAAAAACAAAAGTGGCCACGAGAAAACCCAGTATTTATGCGGGTTTGAGGGGTGTCGTGGCCAAAAACCCACTTTTTTTCCTATATTTATTTTAAAAAAAATTTTTTAATAAATAGTTTTTGGTTAAAAAAAGTGGGCAAGTGGGCAGAAGGCATTTTTCTGCTATTTTTGAAGATTCGCTATTGATATTTCGCCCGCAAAAAAAACAGCCTCTATTATGGAGGGATAAGAGAATGAGCCGTTTTATAAGGCACATTCTTTCTTTTTTGCCATGCTGGAGAAAACATTTCAATCTGATCTAATCAATGATATTAAAAAACTTTTCCCTGGGTGCATCGTTTTAAAAAACGATTCTTCATATCAACAGGGCATTCCGGATTTAACTATTTTTTACAAAGATAAATGGGCGACCTTGGAATGTAAAAAAAGTAAAGGGTCATCGGTTAGACCGAATCAGGAATACTACGTTAATCAGATGAACGATATGTCGTTCTCTAGATTTATATTTCCTGAAAACAAAGAGGAGGTACTTAATGATCTTCGAAAGACGTTCGGATCTTGAGGGCAAGCATGCAATCTTAAGCCCGTCCCAATGTGGATGGCTAAAGAACTGCAGCGAGGAAGCGATTTACAATCGTGTAAAGTCCTATTATGCTGCACAGATTGGGACAATTATACACGATCTGGCCAGAGAGTTAATCGACAAGCGGATTAAGATTAATAAGCACGACAAAAAGCTTGCCCTTTTAAGATTATTAGAAAAGGACATCCCAAGAGCAGTAATTGATATTGACAGTTGGTACGATGCTTTTATGACATTTGTTAATGATGCCATTGCTCTTGACATGTCCCCAGAAGTTCAATTGATATTCTCTCCTACAGCATTCGGAACATCGGATGCTGTTTCTTTTGATGGAGATTTGCTCAGAATTCACGATCTTAAAACAGGTGCTGTTGATGGAAAGATGGACCAGCTATTGATCTATGCTGCCTATTTCTGCCTTCATTACAAGATTAAGCCTCGTGATATTTCTGTAGAGCTTCGAATCTATCAAAAAGACAATGTTGTAACAATGAATCCGACAGCCGAAGAGCTAGAAGAGGTCATGGATATTTGCGTTAAGTGCAACAAACTAATAACTAGCTTTCTGAGCTAAAGGAGGACTTATGAATCCTGTTGTTAAGGAAATTCAGGAGATCCTCGCTGGTCCTCCTATGGTAGAAGACTCAATTGATATTCAAGAGAATACTGATGAGCTGTATCAATATGGAGTAAAGCGAAGATCCGGTAGATATCCTTGGGGTTCTGGAGACAACCCATATCAAAGATCTGAAGATTTTTTGGCAAGAGTTGAAAAGCTCGAAAAACAGGGGATGAGCGAATCCGAAATTTGTAAAGAATTAGGAGTATCATCTGGAGATTATCGAGTAATGAAATCCCATGCTAAAAACGAGCGACGAAAACTGGAAGCTGCTAGAGCAAAATCTTTGAGAGAAGACGGCCTTAGCTACGAAGAGATCGCCGAAAAGATGGGATATTCTAGTGATTCAAGTATTCGTAATCTTCTTGACGAAAACATCGCTAAGAGAAAAAATCAGGGAGAAGAAACTGCTAGAATCCTTGCCGAAGAGATCAAAGAGAAAGGAATGCTCGATGTTGGTAAAGGAGTAGAGCTCGAACTTGGAGTATCTGAAACAAAGCTTAAAGAAGCTCTATTGATATTACAGATGGACGGCTATGAAGTCCGCGGCATTCAGGTAGAGCAGCCAACTAATACAGCTCAGAAAACAACCTATACTGTTTTAACTCCTCCTGGTGTTGAATACAAATACATTTATGACAACATTGATAAAATCAAATCTGTTGCCGATTACCATTCTGATGACAATGGTGAAACTTTTAGAAAGCTTCAATACCCAGAAAGTATTAGCTCTAAAAGAATTGATATTTGTTATGCCGGTGAGGGAGGAGAACAGAAAGATGGTTTGATCGAAATCAGGCCTGGCTGTGAAGATCTTGATCTTGGTAATAGTCATTTTGCTCAGGTTCGAATTCTTGTAGATGGCACTCATTATTTAAAAGGTATGGCCGTTTACAATAATGAGCTTCCTGAGGGAGTTGATATTCGTTTTAACACTAGCAAAGGCAAGGGCACGCCTATGATGGATGAGAATCCTAAAAACAGTCAGGTTCTCAAACCAATTAAAGACGATGATCCAAATAATCCTTTTGGTGCAGCAATTAAAGCTGACGGTCAAAGCGAATATATTGGAAAGGATGGTAAAAAGCACCTCTCGGCCATTAATAAGATCAAAGAGGAAGGTGACTGGGAAAGTCAGCAAAAGAGACTTTCATCTCAGTTCTTGTCGAAGCAGCCTCTTCAATTGATAAATAAGCAGCTTGATCTTACTTATGCCGATTATGCAGATCAGTATCAAGAGATCATGGATCTTACAAATCCCACGATTAAGAGAAAGATGCTTCTTGATATGGCTGGAAGATGCGATTCAGCAGCAGAACACCTTCAGGCAGCTGCTCTTCCGAGACAGCGAAACCAGGTTCTCATTCCTGTTCCAGAAATGAAAGACAATGAGGTGTATGCTCCGAACTTTCGCGATGGCGAGCAAGTTGCTTTGATCAGGCATCCTCATGCAGGAACATTCGAAATCCCGATCTGTACGGTTAACAACAAGAATCCGTATGCTAAAAAGATATTTAAACCGGAGGATGGAACCGTTCTCGATGGCATTGGAATCAATGCAAATGTTGCTCAACGACTTTCGGGAGCAGACTTTGATGGAGATTCAGTCATTGTTATTCCTACGAATGACAGAGTTCGAATCAAATCAACTCATCCTTTGGCAGCTCTTCAGGGATTCGATCCTAAAGAAGAATATGCTATTCCGGATGGAGACACAAAAACTAAACGAATGTCTAAAAAGCAGACAAATCGTGAAATGGGTATTGTGTCTAACCTGATTACGGATATGACTCTTAAGGGAGCAACCGAAGAAGAGCTTGCTCGAGCAGTAAAGCATTCGATGGTTGTTATTGATGCCGAAAAGCACGGTCTTGATTATAAACGATCCGAGCGAGAAAACGGCATCAAGGAACTTAAAGAGAAATATCAGGATGGTGGCGGAGCATCAACATTGATATCCAAGGCTCGGGCAGATGCTAGAGTTAATGAGACTCAAGGATCTGGTAGAATTGATCCCGAAACTGGAAAATGGATATTTAAAGAAACTGGGAGAACATATATCGGAAAAGATGGAAAAGTTCATAATGCACAAAAAGTTGTATCCGAAATGGATAAAACCGATGATGCAAGAACTCTTTCATCCGGAACAAGGCAAGAAGAAGCATATGCCGATTTTGCTAATCGCATGAAGGCTCTTGCTAATACATGCCGAAAATCAACTTTTGAGGTAGGCAGGCTTCAGAAAAACAAAGAAGCTGCTGAAAAATATAAAGCCGAAGTAGATTCCCTTGAACAGAAATTGATATTTGCAAAAAAGAATGCCCCTATTGAAAGACAAGTCGCTCTTGCTGTGTCTTCAAAAATAAGGGCTATGAAGCAAGCAAATCCGGATCTTAGCAAAAAAGAAGAAAATAAGTTGAGACAGCTTTATGCAGAAGAGACTCGTAAAAAATTAGGAGCCCATTCTAGAAAGACTTCGGCAATTGATATTTCAGATAGTGAATGGGAAGCCATTCAAAAAGGTGCCATTTCAGATTCTAAATTAACAGAAATTTTGAAATACTGTGATATGGATCAAATGGTAAAAAGAGCAATGCCTAGAGCAACCACTACTTTGTCTACTCCAAAGCAAAACAAGATTAAGAGTATGCATAGAAGCGGTTACACAAACCAGGAAATTGCTGATGCGATTGGTGTTTCTATTCAGACAGTATACAAATATTCGGAGGAAAACTCTGATGCCGCATGAAGATGTAAGATTGACGACATTCGACAACCCATGGAATCCATACACTCAGTATGAATCATGGTATAGATTCGATGTCACAGACATGGGGTATTGTACTGATGCATATGTAGCACGCATTGCACATTTAAATGATGAAGCAATGAGCGAAGAAGAGAACGATCGAGAATGGGAACGAGCCATCGACGAAATTATTAAGTATGACTTTAGAAACATTTATCGAAAAGTAACTCCTTCAAGCTACAATTAATTACGAAAACTGATTTGTTACCTCAAATCTCTTTAGTTTTGTGAAAGATTATGCTGTAAAAATGCTAAAAATGCACAAATACAGCATAATCTTTCGTTTTTTAACGACCCCCCCCCTCCTGTTCTTATTAACACCCCCACCTAAGAT